TTCTTGCGCACGCTGTCCGCATCAGGGTAGTCATCCTTGTCGAACATGGTGCCAAGCCGCTCACGGGCCTCCTTGATGTAGTCGGGCAGGCCCTTGACGAACTCAACTGCCGCAGCCTCGATGCCGTGGCGTTGCAGCCGCATCTGCTCGGTGTAGTGCGCGTGTCCGGTGCAGCTGAGGATGCGTGTGCCGTCATCATCCCACGGCAGCGTGAGCAGCCGGTGGATGCGACGTGCCGTGGACAGCTTGCCGGTGACGTGGCGCAGGAACTTATTGGACACCAATTGCTTGGTGTAGCGCCCTGCGTCGCGCTCGGCGGCTTTGTGTGCCTCACTGACTTCCTCAGTCACCTGCTGGTCGTGCGCAGCACCCGACCAAGCCCCGGTATGCAATGCAGCAAGCATTGCCCTTTCAGAAAGTTTTGACATGATCTCCTCCTGTGTTAGTGCGCTTCAAGAGCACACCCTGCTGCCCACCCCTAAGGATGAGCAGCGAGTTGCACTACCACTCTACGTTGCCGATGACTGCCAGATTACGGAGGGTGCTCACGGCTTGCTCCCTGGTTAACTTGTTCAGGACTACCCGAGAGTCTAAGGCGAAGAACAGTTGCTGACCCTGCTGCCTTGTGATCCCAAGCTTATCGCCCACGTCGGCGACAACGCCGTGCAGGACCCATAGATCAGCTGCAAACCCCAGGATGCAGTCCTGGTGACGGGCCATGTCGAATTTCTTGTCGGTGCGCTTCTCGATGTAATTGGCGAGTTCATCAATTGCGTTGACGTTCATTTTCTCCTCCTGTTAGTGCCGTGATGGCACATCGACGGCCCCCATTGCTGAGGGCCGTTGTCTGCCATCTTTGCGCTATTGGCCGATTGTGAAATCCACCATGCCGGTGCCCGCAAAGTGTCGCAATGTGCGGACACCTTGCTCCCTGCTGACGTAACGCAGGTTTGTTGACAGGGGGTAGTCGCCCCAACAAAGGCTGCGTGCCTGATCAACTGTGATCTCATAGTGTGCGGCAAAGCTTTTTGGATTGACCATGTCGATGGTGGGCCACTTGAGCATGTCTGCGTTGAACCCAAGGAAGCACCCTGAGTAGGTGGACATGTTGAAGGTTCTGCTGGTGTTGGCTTCGATGTGATCAGCCAACGCCATGAGTCCTGTAGTGTTCATTTTCTCCTCCTGTGTTCGTGCATCAACTGCACGTCGCACAGCACCGTAATGCTGTGCTCCTTGCAGTTAGGCTACGTCTCCACGAACGTGACTGGGCACCCAAGGGCCTCAAGAATGACCTTCAGGTCACCTTTGGGGATGACAAACATGTTGGTGCCGCCGTGGATATCAAGCTTGTTGTACTGCTCGATGAGGCTCTCGGCAGCTGCGATGCGCTTCATTTGCGCGACGTCGTAGTAATTGGGGTCCTTTGTCTTTTCCACGCCTTCTCCTCCTGTGTTATTTGGTCAGATAGTCCAGGCACCACATATCGACATAGTGCTGGTATTGCTCAGGGCAGCTGATCTGCCACATGCCCTCAGTCAATCGCGTCAGTGTCATCATTGGATGTTGGTTGTCATAGGCATCCGTGGCCTTTTCAAACATCTTGCGGTCACGGGGTCGCTTGATGACGGCAGCCAAACCGGGGATGGGCACGCCACGATCAGGATGAATCCCCAAGCGCTTGGCAACCAGCCCATCGTCCAGCTTGCGCAGCAGCTTAATGGGCTTAGTGCCATTGAAGACTAACGGCGGACCCCATTTGTGCGACTCAAGCTTGTTGAGCACAGATGTGTGTGCTCTGAGATACTGGCCCTGACTGTTGTGACACTTCAGATTGACGCAAGCCACCACGTGCTTGATTGAGATGAATGGTAGCATGCCTGGATGCACGTCCAGGTTTCTGAAGTCGTGGCTGTATTGACGTATGGCCGCACAGATGATGGCCTTGTCACCAGCATCCAGCTTGCTGATGTAGGCCACCATGTTGGGATTGTCAGTCATTGATGACCTTCCCATCACAAGCCAAAGCATGCATGACGCAGACGCCGTATTCGTGTGCTGCGTCTGAGTAGGTAAGATCGTGCTTTTCTTGCTCACCGTAGATGACGCTGAACTGGTTTTTGCCAGTTTGGATCAGCGTGATGGGAAACGCCAAATCATTCCGGCTATCACAAAGTTTCCGCATATTCTCCTCCTGTGTGAAGCGTAGCGCTTCCTGCTGCCTGCCATTGCTGACAGGCAGCGAGCAGCGTTACTTCGAGATGACGTTGAGGCCGAAGCGCAAGCCGTTGCCGTTCACACTTGTGAACCCTTCGGTGCTGGCCACGTTCTTGTTTTTGCCCGACTTGGTCATGGGCGCGTTCTCGATGAGCTTCTTGCTGACATCCACCGTGATGATCAGCTTGTCGCCCTTCACTTCGTGCTGCACGTTCAACATAATCTCCTCCTGTGTTAGTGTATCGTGATTGATACACCTTGAGGCAGCCCCAATTAAGGAGCTGCCCTAGCTGTATCAGTTGTCTGGACTGAGTTCAGGGTTATCCTCAAGGATTTCGAACTCGATGTCCGCCAGTGACTCGCCGGCCACAAACCGGCGGATGATGTCCGCCAGTGCCAATTCACCTTCGGCGCCACGTAAACTGATGGGTGCGTTTACGAACAGAAACCCCGACTCAGTTTTGGTGATGTCGAACACCTCGGCGGCCATGTTTGTGCCGTATTCTTCACTGGAGCCTTCCAGGGTGATCTCAAGCCAATTGGCCTTCATCTCAGGGTCGTAGCGGCCGACCTTGTAGCCCAGCCCAGGGAACTGGCCTGAGATGGCCGCCAGCCCCAATGCGCATACGGTGGTGCCACAGTCCACGGCAACCTGAGCCCCTTCCGGCACATAGCCCCAGAAGTTGTAGTCGAACTTGGCGCCGGTTGGATTGTTGGCATTGGCTTCCAGCAAGTCAGCCAGCTTGAGAAGCCGCCTGCGTCCTTGCGGTGGTTGCAGGCATAATCTCCTCCTGTGTTGGTGCAGAATGCACCCTGAGATGGCCCAGTAATGGGCCATCCTAGTTGCACTCAGAAGTCAAAGTCATCCAGGTATTCATCATCGTCAGGCAACTGGCCGAAGATCGCATCACTGTACATGCCAGGGATACCGCCAGCTGCGATCATGGCACGCACAGCCTCTGCGGCTTCTTGCGGGCCGCCGAGACCCACGCCGGTGGGCTCAACTTTGGTATTCGACCAGTGACCGTAGAACAGCCACTGTCTCTCAGTGATATTCAGCCCCAGCCATCGGCCGGCTACACCGTCAAGGTAGACGCCTGTAGCGAGGGCGTCTTTCTTTTTGTCAACGTCGGGGTGGGCCAGATGAAAGGCCCAGCCAGCGATGCAGGCGGTGGTGCCACACTCACCAACGTGGTGAAAATCCTCGCACGTCATCTCGACGCCACCCAGCCACATCACCCAGCCGCGCATGTCGAACTTGGCCGGGTTGACCGTGTCGAGCAGTGCCGCAAGCGCTGTCATATTGTCAACGTTCATTTTCTCCTCCTGTTTGAGGCGTGATGCCCCAGGTGGCGACATCCAATCAAAACCCACGTGCGCAGGAGGATGGCCCACGCGCAGGCCCGATCAAATGTCGCCGCCTAGGGGATCATGAAGGGGAATGGGGCATTGCTGCCCCATTCAAACTGCGTCGTCTATCCACACCTGCGTGGCGGGAACATACCATTTCTGCAGCACGCCCTTTTCAGCAAGCAACTCACGGGCGATGTGAGTGCCTTTGGGGCCGGCAAGATCCAGCAGCAACTTGCGTTTGGCAGGGTCACGGGGCTCAGGGCTCTCATTCAGTTCGTGATACATGCGCTGAGAGTGAACCTGCACGCGCTCTTTGTAGATGACGTAGTAGCCAAGGATGCGCGCCAATGCGGCTCGCTGACCATACCTGACAGGCACAAGCTTTTGCACGCGGCCATCAATAATCTGGATGGTGCCGTGCGCTTGACCACGGATGGCCTCACCAATAGGTGTTGTGCCCACAGGCTGATCCATCCACACCTTGCTCTTTTGGCTGTCGCGGTGTGGCATGTTCGTCAGTGCCTGTTGCCACACACGCTTCCAATAGGCTCTATGCTCAGTAGTCCTTTTCATTTTCTCCTCCTGTGATGCAAGGTGCATCGTGAGGCGGCGCTGCTACACGCCGCCCTGCGATGAGCCCCCTCAAGCCCTGATGACGATTACCATGAACCGCTGTCCTTCAGTGGTTTCAATTGAAACTACGTTTTCATCACCCTCATCGTGGTGATGCGTAGCAGTGAGCGTGAGAATGTTGGACGCGCCCTCACTCAGGTCTTCGCTGAGTTTTGAGGCCAGGAACGTAGCAATCGACTTGGTATTCATTTCATCCTCCTGTTGCTGCACATTGCAGCGGTGGTGGCATAGACTGTCACCGTGGCCGGGATCCAGCACTAAGCTTTCGTCCCCGGAACCTAGTGATGTGTGTATGCCACCGCCGCAACAATATGGGAATGAGGGTGGGGTTCAACGCCTAAGCTTGCGCCTAGGCCCCGTTGCCCACCCTCACCCATTTCAGGAGGAGGAGATAGTACGTAGGCTTTGCTGCGGCAATGCACGGGGTATAGCCGCTATTTAATCGTTTGTGCTTAACCCTTAGCAGGATATTTAGCCGGTGAGGTCAGCTGGATGCGTGGTGGCTCACAGCGAATTGAAGTGTGTTGTGTGGTCAAGCCGTGAGGTGTACCTGACTTCGCTCACATTCAGTGATGCCCGAGTACACTCAATTGCCCTTGCGGGTTTGGCCGGTGGTGTGGAACCCAGCGGGATTTTACGTACGGGTCATGTGAATGAAAGTGCGATCGCAGCTGACATGTACCAGCAAACGCAGCGACTCATGGCCGCGCATTGCAATGCCCCGCCAAGCCCCACAAATGGCCGCCCATGCGTTTTCAGGGCATGGGGGCTACCTGGGTAGCCTGACAAGGCAAAATCAGCAACAAATGCCTACGTGGCCCGTGCCGTGGTTTGAGCACGGCCGCTAGGGTGCGTGAGATACCTTGCCATCCGGTTGCCGCTGGTACCGCCTTGGCCACCTTGCTACTGCCCTACAGCAACCTAGCAAGTTGTCACTGGCCTAATCAGTTACCGCAGCGGGCTTGAAGTGTGCCCATTACACGGCGCATCAGTGATCACGTATTCTTTTGTTGCAGCCCAATGCCACGCAGCACGGCTAGGGGGCCTATTAGCTTACAAGCCGCCTTGCCAACCCCACTACGCGAACACAATAGCCATGTGGGGGCAAAGCACGCCCAACATGCAACCAAGCCATGGCTAAAACGAAATCACAAGCGCTAAGTTGGAGGTGTTGATAACTTGCGCCGGGATGAGCGCTTCCGCTTCAAGCGATTGCGGTGACGTATCATTTTGTTTTGTTGTTTTATTTCGTCGCGCGTGAATAGATTGGATGAATGTAACTCCAGATCACTGATGTGCTCAGGGGGCACGGGGATCAGCTTCTCAAGCTTATTCTTCATGGGTTGCACCATTTAGTGGCGGCTCGCATATTCGTGTTCAAGGATAGCCTTTAGCGGCCGGACAATGTCGTCCACGCCCTTGAGTGCCGCATCGTAAGTAGATGCTCTTTCGGTGATGGACCCCGCCAGCCAGATTACGATGAAGTCACGCACTTCGCGCCCGGTGAAGTCTTTCAGCAGCTGGTCCAGCTCTTGCGCCGCGATTACTTTCTTGTCCATAAAGATCATTCCTCAATAATTGAGCCATCCGGTAAGATCAAGAACACAGGGCGAGCAAGACTGCGCGCGAACCTGATAGTGGACCAGGTCCCGCTCCTTAATTGCTCCTGAGATGAGTGAGGACAAGCGATCAAGCATGAGGTGGACCGCACGATCACAACGTTGCGCACCAAGTAGGGCATTGCGTGAAAGACCTTCACGGCGCCAGCACAGAATGCTCGCTTCCTGGGATCAGCAGGGGGATGGATGAATATTGAGAAGCCAAGGGCAAGGGCAATTGAGTGAGCGGAAGCATCGGCGCCAATGCAGTCACCGTGATGCAGTTCCCCGGTACAGCCAGCGAGCAGTGATCTCAGAGATCTCAATTGCTTTGAAGACGCGCCGCCACGGCCGCCGGTGAACCCAATGGTGAGCGAAGCATTCGTGGTAGTCGGTGCCATCAAAGACCTCATACCAGACGGGTGAGCGTTGGGGTCGCCATGTCAGCACCTTGTGAACATTAACAGTCAAGGAGCATGATCCCTGTAGGGCTTCCAGGTCAGGTAGGTTTTGCGCGTGGTGTAGCCGCAGTTCAGGCACTTGACAACGTAGACCCCATCCAGTTCCAGGTAGCGCAGGGAGCAGTGGCGGTTCAGCAAAAGGCGCCATAGGCAGTAGATGTAGGCTTTCAAGGCAGAAGGTCCTTGCGTTGCAGGAAGCCTGGTTTCCAGCGGGAAGGGCGGCGCCATGCAAGGGTCCAGCCATGGGCGAAGTATTTGAAGGCAAAAAAGCCAAGGCAAAGGGCGATCGGTCCGCCGAGAGAGGACCATATTAGTGAGAAGATCCAGTTCTGCATGGACCGGTCACGGACCCAGTAGTCGTATTCTGTGCGCAAATAGGCATTGCAGAAGCCAGCGGAGGCCAAGGCACAGATGATCCATAGGGTGATGATGGTGCTCATGAGTGGGGACGCCGTGACTTAACGGGACCAATGCGCTTGACGCTGATGCTTGAACGGTCCAGTTCATACATTGGCTTGGTATGATCCACTGTCCAGGATGCGGACATGTGTCCTGCGTAAAGCGCTTCGGCAACATAGGTACGAGCATCACTTACGGATGCATCAGCAGGCAGGTTGAAGGACACTTCAAAGCGGACACGTTTTTTTGATGTCTTCATGGGCAACGGCCATTTTGCTTTGTGGTGTTGTAGAGCATGCGTAACAGGCACCACAAATATTGTGAGCTCTATCAGCTATACGCAGGCTTGACGTTGAAGTGGGGGTGTCCCAGTCTCAGTTCCCAGCAGGATAGATATTAACGAGCAGCAAGGCGCTTAATGCCCCTAGACACCCCCAATACCCCCAGAAGCTCCTGTAATCAGGGTTGATCGCCCCCAGAAGCGACGTCCCCGCCTGACCCACATAAGTCTGCCAGCTATTTGTATTCTTCGTCCAATGTGGATGAGCAGGGCATTTGACATTGGCTGATCGGCACCCCTGTCTTGTTCTTCATATGATTGCTCCCCCTTGACTTTGGTGGTTTATGTTGGTAGCTTTCGCTGAGTCGCATAGACGCGAGCGAAAGGCTGCTCCTGCTCTTCACCTTATTTGTCTTCGTCGTGCTGGATGAGCCTTCGCTGGATGAGCGTCGAACTAGGTGGATGAGCCATCGAGCCAAAGCTCGTCTTCCCTGTAAGATTAGTCTTCTTCGGCCAAAAATAAAGACAAAAAAACAGCCGCCCGAGGCGCGAGCCCCGAGCGGCTACGATCAAATGTGGATCAGGGCAACGAACAGGAGCATGCCCGCGAGCCACGTGAGAGTGTATTCATTGAAAACGTACCGCATGATCGGCCCCCAAGTGAAGTGAAGGCCCGCATTTGCGCGGGCCGTTGCCGTGTCAGGCGTTCACTTGGTCAGGCTGCACTTCAGTGACAGGCGGCGTCACCACTTCACCGCCGCCATGGCCCCGGTCAAGCGTGTCAGGCTTCACCTTGGCCTTGCGCGGCTTGCTGGTGCGCTTGGCCTTGGCCGGCTTGGCCGCGTTAGTGTCACCACTCACGGCCGCCTTGTCAGCAGCCTTGGCCGTGCCCGCAACGCGCTTGGCACCCTTGGGCGTGAGCGTGATTTTGTACACGGCATGCCCAAGCTCATTGGGCGGCACCGCTTCACGCTTCACGTGGCCGTCACTGATCAAGCCGCGCATGCGGTTGAGTTGAGGTGCGCCGCACGCCATCACAATTTGCGCACCACTCACGCCGCAGTCACGCAGCGCCATGGCATTGGCCAGCGCCTGCTTGCCGGGCCGTAGCCCCAACCCGTGCACGGTGGCCAGCATGTCAGCCGTGGGCTTTGGGCCTAGCTGCTTTGCCTGCCATGCCTTGAACGTGTTGGTGTACCAGCCAGCGTGGTCAATAGTTTGCTTGGTCATTGTAGTTACCTCAGTTTGCGCCGGGCTCATGAAGCCCGCCCGGCATAGGCTTAACCTTGCCCGTAACCGCCACCGTTCAAAGTGGCCACCGTGTGGGGCAGGCGGGCCATGTATCAAGTCAGCACGCACTCACTACAATAATGAACCACACAGTAAACGCAACAACTAAAATGAAAACAACTATGCGTCTCCGTTTAGTCAGCTATGCGGAGACGCAGGGGCTAAAGGAGAGTGACATGGCATAGCCCTTGCCCTGCTCTCATGTGGTAGAGGAGCAACAGTGTTGCTCTCACGTCACTGTTGCTCCCCTGCTACGTGGCACGGGCAGGACACTGTGGCAGAGCAAGGACACGGTTACGGTAACCGTTACGTTACCTGGGATGACGGGATGAATAAATGGTCCCCCTCCCCCCTCGAGCTCGAGCGACACCACCTTAGATTGCTGAGCAAAAATCTAGCTATTTATCCTTTGGATATTGTAGTAATAGCGTGCTGCTGGGCTTCAATCAGTACCTGCACAAGCAGATCCCGCTCCTCAACCGTCAGTGCTGGATGTATTTTAGGTACTGTGTAGCCCCAACGCATGCCCGGCTTTGCTTTTGCAAGCTTCTCAGCGAGTATCTTGAGATCATTCATTTTTGCACCTTTGGAATAATTAGTCTGCCCCATACCCACATGCTGGGCGGTTCACCCATGCTGGTATTGATGCTGCAGTGTTCCCGATCCTGTGGAGCAAGAAGGTGTGGGCGTCTGATCTCATAACACAGCAATTCAAACAGCTGCTTGTTGATGCGCTTGGGGTGTATGTGGTTGTTGTACAGTGTCCTTGGCTTGCGGCTGACTTCAGCTTTGATCGCTTCAATCAGGATCTTTGCTGCTACGTTCATCTGCCCGCCCTTTGTGGCGCCTGAAAATACACCCTGACGCCGTAGGCATAGACGTAGACCGGCCCATCCAGGTCATAGGTGACCCACACCTGCGGGTCATGCAGGCCGTCACGCACCGCGCCCAGCAGCATTGAGAACAGCTCGGGGGCAATATACAGCTCCCTGGTTGTCTGCGTGCTGGCTTTTGCCTTGCATGCTTCCAGCAACACCCTGATCCCCACACTCATTTATGCGTGACCTTGGTGCCGTAAAGAAACACATGCCTCGGCCTGCCTTGGTACGCCTCGTCGCTTACCCACACCCCCGTGCCTAAGGGATTGTTGCTGTGCTCGGCTTTCAACTCCCTGACCAGCAGATCAAACAGCTGCGGGTCCAGTTTCAGCGTGCCGCCGTTGCACCCTGGCCTGACCTTCAGCGATTCGAGCAATATTTTGATCGCTACGTTCATGTAACTAATCTCGTGTAGTGATAGTTCGTGCTTTGCCCGCTCACCTTGACGGCCAGTGTTTGGCTGTTGGGGGCATAGTACACGCCGGAAAGGTCGGTTTGAGTATATGGAGCGTTGCTTGTGAGATCCTTGGGGTAATCGGGCAAGTACAAGAGCAGATCAGGGTGCACCTTCAATTTATCGGGCCTGTTGTGCTTGATCAGTTCCACTATTATTCTGATTGCAATGTTCATTTCTCTACCCTGACGCCCAGGATCGTGACGTGATCCTCACCTATTGACTCCGTCTTGAAGTATTGCTTGGCTTCCCGTTGCAGCAGCGGCATGTAGGCTTTGCTGAGCTTGAGCACTTTTTCGTTGGGGTGCTTCAGGATAAAGTCAAGCACGATTCCCAGCACCCCGGTGTACTTTTGCGGGCGCCACGTTTTCACGATCATAGCTTGAAGCCCAATTGCCTTGCCGCCTTCAGATGCAGTTCCTTGCGTTGCTTTTCCGTGAGCTTGAGAGTGTCTGCTACCAGCTCCACCCATTGTGCTGAGGGGCGCTTGTTGCCCCTCAGCACTTGGCTCACGTAGCTGGGTGACTGGTTGATGCTGGCCGCCAGCTCGTTTTGCTGCACGCCCTGCTTTGACAAGGCGTGCTCAATTACCGTTCCCAGCTCCGTGCGCTGCTTTTTCATAGCTTGAGATCGTCCACTGCTGCGGTACGGGGCCGTTTGGCGCCCGGTTTCACCTGCGGGCCTTGTGCCGGCTTTGCCGTGGCCGCTGGTGCGGTTTTGCTGTAGGGGGCTGGCCCCTTCAGGGCTGGGTCAAACACGTCACCAGCGGCCCGCTTTTCAAGGCTGCTGATGCTCATGTTGGCGGTGACGCCTGAAGCATACATGGCGGTGGCACGCGCCCGGCCTTTGAAAGCCGATTGAGTGGCTGCGCTGTCCAGCGAGTCGTAAGTCATGGTGCCGGCCACGCTGATGCCCATTTTGGCACCCTGCTCGTAGGCATCAATGCTGGCGCCCATGAAGTTGAACTGCCAGCCCAGCGCTGATTTCTCCTTGATCAAGGCATTCAGGTCATCCCAGGTGTACTGGGTTGAACTGTTTTCCATGCCGTCGGTCTGGATGCAGATCACCACCTGGGTGCCTTGTTCACCGTTGAGCTTGTCGCTTACCGCCCTGATCGTTTTGTAGGCGGCATCAATCAGCGGGGTGGCGGCGCGTGGTTGGTAGTTGTGCTTGTCCAGCCGGGGCGCGTCCCTGGGGACCAATCTGACACACACCTTGTCCAACCCCAGGCTGTCAAACTGCACCAGCGTGAAGTCGGTGTCAGGCGCGTCATTCAGGCCGTCAAGGTAGGCATTGAATGCCCCCATGGTGTCATCCTTGATGCTTTCCATGGAGCCGGTGCGGTCAAGCAGGAACGTAACTGAGGTTTTAGGCATGGGACTTCCTTTCAACTGGTTATGAGCCAGTTGGTTAATAAACCAATTAGGTTAATTTGTCAAATGTTGAAATTACTCAGGCTCAACCAGTACGCCTAGAATGCGCAAGCTTGGCTGTGTATCGCCGTGATAGGATATTCGTTGAATTGCCTGTAATTTAGATTGGAGTTTCCTGTACAGTGCGGGCGACACCTTTATCTTGTTAGGGTAGCCTTCGGCCGCGATCCTGCCCGCCAAGCGGCCAATAATATCGTTGCGCGGTATCTTTTGTGGGCGCCATGTGAGATTATGTCGAGACATAGGGCACCATTGGAATGTGCGGGAGACTGCGGTTGCTCTTTAGATAGGCGTCCATCAAGACATTCAAGTGTTGGAATTGCCTGGACTGATCTTTGATGGCATTCGCTATGAGATACGAATTGTCTATGGGTGTGGGCATTAGGGTTGGATCGGGGCGTATCCTACGTATGAAATCGTCAGGCTTCTCCAAGATCTGCAAGGTCTCTCCATTGACAAAGCGCAACATGGTGATGCCGTCAACACGTTGCCACAGCTTGGTGACGTGCTCAGGGTTGATCCAGACTTCCTGTGCTGCACCTGGGCTGGTGACTTTGATCATGGTACCCATCTCCCATTTATGTTAATTTTAAACCCTGATTGGATGTACGTCCCGCCACACGTTCCGCACTTGGGTTCGGCCAGTGATATTCCAATTCTTGGTGTTGGTTCCAGATTGAAGAAGTGAAAATTGCTTGTGTTGACGGCAGAGTTTCCATACAGGGGAGAAACGACCTCGCCCACGGCGTGGCCATTGACACATCTGAGTACGTCACCTGGGCGGGCAAAGGGCGTTGCGCCCTTTTTGTGGCATGGGCGCCACCCCAGGTTAATTGAATGGTCTCCTGTGGTCATGGCTTTGGCGCCTCAATCAGGTCCAGCGGCTTGAGTGGCGTCTCGCTTTGCTTGCGCGGATCGAATATCTGAGACACGAACTCACGATACCCGTGGAGCTTTTCTGCACAACTGTGATTGATTGATGCCAGCCGCCGTGCCGTGACCTCCCATTCCTCAGCCCGTATCTGGAACTGCGTGGACGTGTCGAACCAAGCAGTGGTGTTTTCATGGATCATGCTGACACGCAAATGGTAATCAACGATCACCACTGCCTGGGCAAGGATCACTGCTGCGGCGGCTGGCAGGAGATAGGTTTTGATGCGTTCCCATTTCACGGCTCAAACTCCTTCTCGAGGCACTTCAGGCGTGGCAATGATGGTTGTTGCCTGGGCTGTTTGGGGTACTGCTGCCGTCGTGCAGTTGAAGTGCTGACTGTTCCAATGGATTTGAACACTCTGCCACTATCAGGATCGGGTGCTGTGCTCAGGCCCGTATGCGGGCCTGACAGGATGTACACAGTGCGGTAGCTACGCCCTGAGATGTCAATGCGTAGCCTGCCCTGCCGCGCCAGGGCGGTCAGCTGGGACGAGTTGATGCGCCCATTGTCAGGGCAGCGCCATTTGTGCAGGGCCGTTTCAACAATCAGGTTGAAGGTGTCCTCAAGTGACTGCCGGCTGTGCGTTGTCATCTGATTTTGGCTCCTCTTTGGGCGCTTCTTCAGTTGTGGCCGCCTCAGGCTTGGATGGATCAGTGATGTCTGCGCATTGCTCTGCCAATTTGGCAAAGCTGGTGCGTGTCAGTTCAGCAACCTTTCTGGATTTCTCCAGACGATCAAGGTAATCTTGCCGCACCTCCATGATCAGATTGCGGATTGTCTGACCCAGCGCTTCAGTTTCGCGCATGTCAGCTCTGAGGGCCTCCAGCTTGTCATCAATCTCCTTGAGCGGCAATGCCCCAAACTTCTCCACGGTTTGAATGGCACGCTCCACCTCACGGGCAGGGTTGGGGGCAAATTCACTTACTGGGCGTCCCATTGGGGGATCCTTTCTGAGGGCTTCAGCAAAACCTTGATCAAGATCCATGGGCTCAACCCTGGGGTTGGGCACGCCGAGTCTTCGGTGCAAGACGGTCATGACGGACATGTTGGGGTACTCCTGGGTTTGTGACAGAAACGCGGGCACTATGCCGGCGGTGATTTCAATGTCAACGAAATAATACGTTCGCGCTCAGCGAAGCCTTGCATGGCGACTGCCACTGGCCCAGGTATGGGCACTAAGCCTGAAATGTATCGTGAGACACTTGAAGGGTCGGTCCTGAGCGCTTCGGCGCATTTGGTTTGCCAGCCGCGCTCAGGACCGAACAGTTTCAATGCCAACTGACGGAATTCTTCAGCGGTCATTTTTGGGCGGCATACTCGTTTGAGAGGGAACGGGCAAGCAACGCTAGATGTATAATACCCAGTGCTGTTGCTTCAGCTCCCTCATCTTGTGCCTTGCGGGCCGCCGCCTGCATCTTGGTAGCTACACGGTGCCAGACCTGAGCATGCTGGGAAGCGGTCATGCGTCATTTCTTTCGTACTCGTTGATGAACTTCAGCACAGCCTCGCTGAAGCCGTCAATGTGGACCCAACGCTGGTAGCCCACACCACGCTGCGCGGACGCAACGTTTATCATGTAAGCATATGCGCCGCTCAGCGGATCCTGTAGCCGGTTAACCCGACCCTGGATACGGTAGCCAAACTGCACGCCAGGGCCAGCTGCCTGCTCGTCGGTTATGACGATGATGCGGTCGTACTTGACGGTGGCATTGACTTGGGCCACGGCGTCGAACAGCTGCGTGCCGTTGTGCCGCTGGCTGCGCTTGATGGCGTCAACGCCTGCCATGCCCCGGCGCGGCGGCACCTCCACTAAGCTATCCGAGAAGGTGAACAGCCTGAGATCACCATTGATGATGGAGCCCAGGGCGGCAGCCGCGTCCATGCGGCTCATGTCGGACTTGCCTGACAGCTTGGCCTCCATGGAGCTGGACACGTCAACCAGCACGGCGGACTTGCCCGGCAGCACCGGCATTTCACCAATGGCTTCAGACAGCGCCTGATCAATGGCCGGCTCCAGTTGTGGCGCCGCACGGGCCGCCGCAATGTAGCGGAACGGCAGCACACGTTGTGCGCCACCCTTGCGGGCAACAATGGCGTTGCGCACAAGGTCAACGTCACAGCCGGCACCGATCATGTTGCGCAGGTTGCGCAGCAAGGCCAAGTAGCCGAGCTTGCCGTCACGGATCAGCCGCTCAAACGTCTCCTTTTTGTCGGCGCCGCCTGAGAGGCCAACCTCCCACGTGTCAGGTGAAGTCAACTTGTTGTTGACCAGTGCCTTCCACAGTTTGGCCTGCGTCTTGTCCTTGGGCTTGGCGTGCACAAGGAACAGGGCATCACGTAGCCGCACCGCACCGTCACGGTCGTACTTGGCCAGCTGATACTCGTCGAACTTGGTGAAGGCACGCGCCAAGCCCTTTTTCATTTGGGCTGACAACGTTGGCTTGATCTTGTCAGGGGTGACCTTATTGATCTTGGCGTGAATGGCCAGCAGTTCGGTTAGCTCGTCAGCACGCTGTACCACACGGGCAATGGTGTCGGCGACTGCCGTGCCCTTGCCGGACTTGGTCATGATGGACACAAGGAGCAGCGGAACGTGTCGCAGGTTGCCCCGCTCACGTGCCTCAACGGCAATCTTGGCTACCGTCTGGCCCGGCAGCTGGCTGGCGAGCTTCATGATGCGGGTAGCAATCTCCTCGCCTTCCTCATAGAATTCATTTTCCCAGAGGAAGCAGGACATCACAGAGCGGCGCAAAGCCTGTTCAGCCGACATGGCTGCGGCTGGGGCGCCTTCATGGGTGAAGCCGTGATTGATTGTCTTTTTGACGTTCTTGCGCATGGTCACCTCCTGTTAGGGTGCCCATAGCGGCAGTGAGGTACAGGCGAACGCGGCTATGCCCTACCAATCGGGCACTGCTCAGGCGAACCTGAACAGTTGGGGTCGAACCAACGAAGTAACCGCCTTCTACGCCATCACGGCCGCTATGAGCACCAGTTAGGCCCATGGCAGACACCCAAGCAATGCGGGTACCGGGAACAGACGGCCACGGTACGTAGGCGCTCTACCACTGAGCTACCGGCAAGTTGCCCTGCCGAGTGGGATTCGAACCCACGACCTCCCGCTTACAAGGCGAAGTATCCGTGATCTACGCCACGGTACCCGCACTGCTAGGTGCCTGGGAACAAACGTGTGCAGCATCTCTACGTTCGATGCGAAGTAGCTGCTCACTACGCCACAGGCGGCGCAACTCATAAAATAGCTTTGTGCATAATGCAACAAGTATTTAAGATGGATGAATTTGCTAGTTGCGTCAGAATCTTGACACCTAAAAGACGATGCTATACCCATCCTACCCCAGCAGACATACGGAGCCCCTGCATGCCATGGATCTGCGCCATGACGAAGCCCAATTCTGAGGCCATTGCCGCGCAGAACCTGATGCGGCAGGGGTACGAGCCCTATTACCCACGCTGCTTGCAAACCAACAAGAAGCACCCCAGCCAAGCCCCTTCAGTAGTGCCTTTGTTCCCACGATACATTTTCATACTGGTTTTTGGTACGTGGTACCCCATCAGGAGCACACGCGGGATCACTCGCCCGTTGATGGGTGAGAATGGGCCTCAGGTCATTCCAGAACATGAAATTGTGAATTTGCGTAGTCGTGAGGACAAAAGGGGGTTGATCCAACTAGATTCTAAATCGAATTTCACTTCAGGGGATCGAGTGAAAGCATCAAGCGGCCCGTTTGAGGGTCAGCTGATGGTCTATGAGGAAATGACGGCTCGCGAACGCTGTCGGGTGCTGGCCAACTGGCTGGGGCAGAAGGTTCGAGTTGAGATTGACGAAAAAGCTCTCGTTGCAGCGTAAATGTGTTGGGTTTGTTTGAGCGCAGCTGGGTAGCCTGAGGGGTTGCCGGCTGCGGTAGCGTTTCTGGAGGGGTTTATGTCAGAGGGCAATGGGTTCGTTACCGGACGGGTCAAGTGGTTCAATGATGAAAAGGGCTATGGCTTTATTGCATTGCCCGGTGGTGGCGTGGACATTTTCGTCCACGTGAACCAACTCAAGAGATCCAATATCATGCGCCCTTTGCTTGAGGGTGAGAAAGTTCGCTTCGTCACTGCCAAAGGCCCCAAGGGGTCTTTTGCCACTGATGTGAGTCTTGTTACTGAGGCATAAGGAGTGCTGCCATGCTTTGGACGCCTGCTGGACCTACCGTTACGGCGGTAGCTGCTACTGCTACCCGGTTTGTTCCCACTACGACCAGTAACGTTGGGGGGATTGCCAGGGTCTCAAATACTGGCACTGTTTTGGCCACCTTTTCATTGGGTGGTAGTTCTATTGCGAACAATGCTGTCATTCCATTGACTGGTGGACAGGATTTATTTATCGGATTTGGTCAGGCTGATACACACATCAACGCCAGTTCAACTGACATTCGAATTACTCCTGGTGTAGGCGTAGTGTGATGCCTTTTCCAGGGCTCACTGAGATTGCAACGACCACCCTCCGTAACAGGAGCACCAAAATGCCGTCGAAATCACCCAAGCAAGCCAAAACCATGTCGGCCATTGCCCATGGCTGGAAGCCAACTGGCGAAGCGGCCGGCATCCCAGTCAAGGTGGCGAAGGAGTTTCACATGGCTGACGCGGGCAAGAAGTACGGCGCCAAAAAGGGTTATGACCGCAGCAGCCACCAGCCTGGGAACCCAGGCTTCAACCGTGAGGGCAAGCCTGCGCCCGCTCCCTACAATGCAGGGGCACATGCTGCTCAACCTAAAGGCCATTCAATCGGAAATGCTCCCGAGATGGCACGTCACACCAAGAACCAAACGTTTGCTCAGGAAGTTGCTGAGCACCAAGGCAACCAACAGAAAGGATCAGCCATGGGACACGATCGCGGCAAGGTAGGCAACATTGACGCCAAGCACGGCAGCGCCCTCATTGAGGATTGCGGTGAGGGGCACGCCCAACAGCCTCAGGGGCACTCTATAGGCGCCGGCAAGAGCACGGCGCGCATGATCACTGGGCACGGCTTTGGGCACGCAGCGCCCAACCGTAGTGGCGCCTTGCGCAATAGTGGGCACCCAGGGGCGCACCGCATAGGCAAGCGCTGATGCCAAAGAGTAAAGGCTTTTACAGCCAAACGCCCAAGGCTTCCAGCAAAAAGATAGCTGGAGGCGCTCCAATGGGCAGTGTGAAGTCGGGGCCAGCGTCAACTATGCTTGTGCCGCAGAAGCCGGCTGTCATGCACGGTGTTGGTGCCCAAGCCCAGCTGTTTCGCAAAGCTTCAGTGCCGGGCGCACAGAAGTATGGGTTTGTGGGGAAGCGCAACATGAAGATGTCAGGCAACCCAAGTGCCCATCGTATCGGTTCGCGCAGCAAATGAGCGACGACAAGAAGACCAAGGCTGAGGTGAACTACAGTGAGGGCATGCCTAAGAGTCATTGCGGCCCCGTGTCGCTGTGGCCCGGCGGTGACTGCAAGCACTACGTACGCCCCAATGCCTGCAAACTTGTGTTGGGCACAATCAGTGCTCGTTACTGGTGTGAACTGTTCTCTAGAAAGCCTTCTCAGTGAAGAAGTTGAAATTCAGGAGCGGTATTATTGGCAATCCTATATTTTATCTGGGCATACAAAATAGGCAGGTGGGGCCATCCCCCGGTCTTGAGTTCCCCAAAGGCAACAAGCTTGCTGCTGCTGAGAACCTGACACCCAAGGCGCACAGTAGGCGCATGAGGGCACTGTTCAAGGGATGGGTGACCAAGGCTCGCATTCGTAAAGGTGAGAAAGTCATGACGTTCAGGCATAAGAGGAAAGCACGTAAGCGCAAGCGTTTGCGTCTTAAGGAAACGATTGCCAAAGAAATGCGTGACATTCAGGAATTTGCGCGGAAGCGCGCCATTCCTGCCATGCAGAAGGTTGACGAGATAATCGCCAATTCTCTCAATGAGACGACGGTTTTGCAGGCTGTGCAGATCTTGATGGAGCGCGGCTATGGCAAAGCCAGCCAGACTAATATCAACGCAAATGTGAGTGGTGATGGCAAAGCGACAGAGATTGGTGCTAAAGAGCTCAATGACCGAATTGCAAAGGCACTACAGCGAGTTGAGGAGCTTAGCCGAGGAAAGAAACAAGCGCCTCCGCGCCCGCAGCGATCTGTTGACCTACGCAAGCTCGATCGAGATCCCAACAGCACCCCACTCAACTGATGACGACGACGAGCGTGAGAAGTTCATCCCCATCAAGGGAAATTTCGGCGCCCATCACTTGTTGTGGCTCGACTGCCTTCAAAAGGTGGAAGATGGTGAGATCAAGCGGCTACTCGGCCTCATGCCCCCCGGCAGTGCTAAGTCCGTGTATACCTCAGTGGTCTTTCCAACTCATTTTCTTGGGCGCTTCCCCAAAAAGTCTGTCATTGTTGCGAGCTACGGAAGTGAGTTGCCCCGTAAATTCGGTCGTCGCGCCCGCTCCGTTGTTGAGCAGCCCATTTACAAGCGCATCTTTGACTGTACCTTGTCTGAGGAATCGGCCGCTGTCGACGAGTGGGCGCTGACCAACGGCAGTGAATGGATGGCACGCGGCATCTTGACCGGCATTACCGGCAACCGTGTTGATGGGGTGATCTGGGACGACCTGATCAAGGGACGTGAGCAAGCTGACTCTGAGCAGATCAGGAACAAAACATGGGATGCATACTTTGACGACCTGCTTACCCGCAAGAAACCTCAGGCGTGGGAGATTGGGATCAATACACGTTGGCATGAGGACGACCCGCCTGGGCGCATACTACCTCCAAAATACAACGGTGAGTCTGGTTGGATCAAAGGGCAGGACGGCAATGACTGGTACGTGGTCTGCCTACCTGCTGAATGTGAACGTGAGGATGATCTACTTGGCCGCAAGGTAGGTGATATTCTGTGGCCTGAGTGGTTCACGCCTGAGTTCTTTGCCCCCTATAAGCGCAAGGTCCGTACGTGGAACGCGCTGTATCAACAGCGCCCAGCACCTGAAAGCGGTGATTTCTTTCAGGCAGACTGGCTGAAGCCCTACACCCGGCCCGGTGATGCACCAACGCCTACCGAGATGCCAAAGCGGGAAACGCTCAACATCTATGGCGCCAGTGACTATGCGGTGACTGATGGGGGTGGTGACTACACCGTTCACTTGGTCGTGGGGGTTGACCCGCAAAGCCGCATTTTTCTTCTTGATCTATGGCGTAAGCAGGCTTCCTCTGATAAGTGGGTGGAAGCTATGTGCGACATGGTTGAGAAGTGGAAGCCCCTGGGGTGGGCTGAGGAGGCGGGGCAAATCAAGAAGGGCGTGGGACCCTTCCTGGAAAAGCGGCTGCGCGAGCGCAAGCTTTACATTGTCCGTGCGCAGTTCCCCGCCACTACCAACAAGGCAATTAGGGCACAGTCAATACGTGGCCGCATGGGCATGGATGGCTTGTATGTGCCAATTGGCGCGCCTTGGTACCCTGATTTCAAGTCCGAGCTGATGACCTTCCCAGCTGGGCGCACTGACGACCAGGTGGACTCGATAGGTCTCATAGGTCAGGTGCTGGACAAGATGATCTCAGGATCCACGCCTGGGCCTGAAAAGGAAAAGCCCAAGGTGCTGTCGACCGATCCGGCCCTGTGTACCGTGACTTTGACGGACCTTTTTGAGGCCAACGAGCGCCGTAGCCGCAAGGGCTACGCTAGGATACACTGATGGCCATTGAACTTGACGAACTAGCTGGGCCTGAGGGCGGTACTGAGGGCTCCCGCTTGGCCATGCATTGGAAGGATCAAATCAATACCATCAAGGACAGTCCTGATCACAAGTCTTGGGTCAAACGTGGCGAGAAAATTGAGAAGCGCTACCGTGACGAGCGCAACCGCACTGACGAGGACTACAATCAGCGGCGCTATAATGCGTTGTGGTCCAATGTTGAGATCCTGAAGCCTGCCTTGTACGGCAAGATGCCGTTGCCGGTGGTGGAGCGTCGTTTCAAGGACAAGGACCCGGTGGCGCGTGGTGCCTCACAGATCCTTGAGCGCGGGCTGCGCAATGAGATTGAGATCTGTGGCTTTGACGATGCACTCTCCCAAGCTGTCACCGATTACCTGTTGCCGGGGCGCGGTTCGGTGTGGGTGCGGTATGAGCCTGAGATCGAGCAAAGCGTGTCGCTGCCGCCTGAGCCGCAGACCGACATGCGTGACGCGCAGGGTGAGATATCAAAGTCAGTCACCACCCCGGCGGGCCGCAAAAAGCTTCTGTTGAACCCACAGGAATCAGATCAGGATCTGTCGCCTGAGGGTGAGGATCTGTCTGAGCAGAAGCTGCAAGACACTGGTGACAGAATTGTCCGCGAGTCCACACCAGTTGATTATGTGCCTTGGCCTGACTTTTTCACGTTCCCGGTGCGTGCCCGTGTGTGGGCCGAGGTCACGGCGGTGGGCAAGCGTGTGTATATGAGCCGTGATCAGGCGATCCGTCGCTTTGGCAAGAAAATTGGCAAGGCGTTGCCATTGCGCCGTGACGACCGTGGTGAGAAGGGTAACAGCCCGGTTGCCCAGCCTACTGACGAGGACAAGTGCCAGATCTTTGAGATCTGGTCCAAGTCTGACGAAACCGTGTACTGGGTGGCTGAGGGCTATGACTACCTTTGTGATCGCAAGGACGACCCGCTCAAGATCGCAGGTTTTTATCCGTGCCCCCGGCCGCTTTACGCCAACGCTACCAACAACACCCTGATCCCGGTCCCTGACTATATTCAATATCAGGATCAGGCAGTGCAGATTGACGAACTCAGCCAGCGCATCGCCATGCTGACCAAGGCATGCAAGATGGCTGGTGTCTACAATGCAGCTGCCAAGGACATTCAGCGGCTGTTCAATGAGTCGGTTGAGAACGAATTGTTGCCGGTTGATGACTGGGCTGCCTTTGCCGGTGAGAAGGGTGGCGTCGAAGGCAACATGAGCTTGCTGCCGGTCAAGGATATCATTGGCATCATCAACGAGCTGATGACGTGCAAGCAGCAGCAGATTGAGGAAATGGACCGGCTGACTGGTATCAACGACATCATGCGTGGCACATCTGATGCGCGTGAAACGCTGGGTGGTGTGCGCTTGAAATCCAACAATACCGGCACCCGTTTGCAACACCGTCAGAACGATGTGGCACGGTTTGCGCGCGATACGTTGTGTATCATAGCAGATATCATGTGCCAGCATTTCACGGCTCAATCCTTGATTGAGGTTTCCGGTGCCCTCTACGCCGAAGGGCTTGGCCCCGACGACATGCCGCCACTGAGCGCACTGCAGCCCCCGCAGCAAGCCCTGCCGCCGCCTCAGGGACAGTTGCCTAAGCCACAGGCCCCGCCACCTATGCCGGCCGCCCCGCCTGCTATGGGCGCCATGCCGGGAGGGCTCAGATAATGCCCCCAATGATGCCCCCAGGTGGGCCAATGGCCCCTAATGTGTTGCCTTTCAGGTCCCCCGGCCCTATGCCCCCGCCGCAAATGCCCCCAGGCGCCCCTCAGCCGCTCAATGGTGAGGTCTTGCCGCCGGCTGACCCTCAGGTAGCCGAAAAAATCAAGGCCATCACACGCATTGCCAGTGGCATTGAGCTATTGCGCAATGAACGGCTGCGTGGATTTCGTGTAGATATTGAGGTGGATTCCACGATTTACGGCGATTTGTCCGAGGAAAAATCTGAACGTAACGAATTCGTGGTTGCGACCACGTCATTTCTGGAAAAGGCAATGACGTTGGGTGCGCAAATGCCTGAAGCTATCCCGCTTTTGGGCAGGTTGCTCAAGTTTGGCGTGCGCGGGCACAAGATTGGCCGCGATCTTGAGGCCGCCATTGAGGAATTCTCTGAAGAGGCTGCCGTCAAGGCCAAGGAGAGGCTGCAACAGCAGGCGGCGCAGCCAAGTCCTGAGCAAATGAAGGCTCAAATCGAGAAAATGAAGGCCGATTCGCAGGTTGCCAAGGATCAGGCCTCAATTGAGTCCCTGAAAGTCAAGACTCAGGCTGACGCACAGAAGAACACCATTGACATTCAGTCGGCGCAGTTTGACCAGCAGACGGCCATCCACACTGCGAACGCCGAAATTGAGCGCCAGCGCCTTGAAAATGAAGGTGAGCAGTTCAATTCGCAGATTGATGCGCAGATCAAGCATGCCGAGCTGATGGTGAAGCTTGAGGAGCTTAAACTTGAGCGCGAGCGCATGCAGCTTGAGCGTGAGCAGATGCACAGCGATGCTGAGATCTACCGTGACGAGCATGCAACTGCCCGATATGTGGCTGAAACTGAGGCTGACACAGCTGCGACGGTTGCCGAGCACGAGGTCACCGCTGCGAAACATGAGGCCAATGCTGCAAAGACCGTGGCAAAGCACGATGTGACGGTTGCCGGCCACGAAGCTGAGGCAGCCAAAGCAGTGGCCAAGCATGAGACCACTACAGCCAAGCATGAAGCCACCGCAGCGGGGCACAAGGCTACTGCGGCTGCGAATCAAGCCAAGAAATCTGCCCAGAAACCCAAACCAAAGAGTTGATCATGGGATATGTGTACCGTCCTGATCACCCAATGTCTAACGAGAACGGAATGATTGACCGTTCCTTGGATTATCGGGTTGAGGCAGGCGTAGCGCCCAACGTCATTAGTGACATCATGCCAGAAACCCGCCACATGGCCACCGGGCGCTTTCACACGTCAAAATCTGAGTTTCGTAAGGACACTAGAGCGTCAAATTGCATCGAATACGGCAATGATCCAGCCCTGACGCGCCCCCGCAAGCCGATTCCACTGAGTCGTGCAAAACGGCGTGAAGATATTCAACGTACCCTTTATGATTACCGTAACGGGAGACGGTCAGATGGCTGATTTATCTGAGATTGCCCGCATGGTGAATGCTCTCATGAACCCGTTGCCACCACCTACGTCGAACCAGCGGGTGCAGCAAGGGTTTGACCAATTGCCCCCACCTCAGCCGCCCCCGGCGCCACAAGCGCCGCCCCAATTACCCCCTTGGATGATCCCAAGGACGAGAATGCCCATACGTTGAAAGGGACCTCACCCGATGTCCCAAATATGAGGAGTGTACGTTATGTTGCTTCGTAGCCTTCGTTCGTCAAGCTCAATGACCCCCCTCTACGCCCCTGAGACCGAAGCCGGTACTGAGGGCGCTGAGGGCACCGAAACTCTTGGGGGCAGGGTCCCGCTGAATGAGTTGCCGGCTGATGGGCCGGGCAGTGGACGCAGTAAGCTGCGGAAGGACCTGGAGAAAAACTTTGACACCGACCGCAAGACGCGGGCCAGAGAGGACGTGTCTGAGAAGCAGGTCCGCAAGACCAAGGTTGCGGTCAACCATCAGGAGGTTGAGGAGGAGCCTGAGGCTGAGGGCGGTGACGAACCAGCCGTTGAGGGCCAGGAAGCCGCAGCGGCTGCAGGTGCTGAGGCCGGTGCTGAAGGTGAGGAAGGAGCTGCTGTCGCTGCCTGGACGCCACCCGAGGGCTGGACCAAGGAGGCCAAAGCTGAGGCTGGCAAAGTGCCGGCTGTGGTGCAGGCGGCCATTACCAAGCGTGAGACCGACATGGCCAAGGGCGTTGCTGAGATCAAGCAACGCTACAATGAGATAGATCAGGCGCTCCAGCCTCACATTGAGCAGATCCGCCGGCATGGGCACACCCCTGGGCAGGCGGTCAATCAGTTGTTCTCATGGTTTGAGGCGCTGCAGAATTCCCCCGATCAAGCCTTTCCGGCTTTGATGCAATCATTTAGATATGATCCAAAGAGGCTTCTTGGCCAACAGAAGGAGCCGGCTGCTGAGGCTAACGTAGAGCAGCCTGCTGGTGACGTGCCCCCTGCAGTGCAGGAGTACATCACCAAGCTGGAGCAGCGTCAGGCCGCCATGGAGCAGGCGATCACCAACAAGTTCGGCGCTCTTGAGAACACCTTTGCTGAGCAGAGCTATGCCAAGACCAATGACATTCTCAGGAACTGGTCAAAGGACAAGCCCCACTTTGAGGATGTTCGTGGGGCTATGGCGCATTTCATTGGGTCAGGTTTGGTGCCACCGCTCGAAGATGGTTCGGCCGACCTTGACAAAGCCTATGACATGGCGCTTTATGCGATGCCTGAAGTCAGGACGAAGGTTCTTGCCGATCAGGCAGCCAAGGCTGCAGCAGATCGTAAGGCCAAAGCTGATACCGAGAAGAAGGTTCAGCAGGCCGCTGCCGACAAGGCACGCAGAGCTGGGCTCAGCATTCAAGGTGGCGCCCCTGGCGCTGCGGTAGCTTCACAAGGCAAGGCTAAGTCCAAGAGCAAATCGGTGCGTGAGAGCATTGAAGAGGCTCGCCAGGAGCTGGCAGAATGAGCGATACCCCAGTATCCAAGACGGTGCAGCCACATCAACTGGCGTGGTTGCACCGCCCTGAGTTTGACAAAGATCATACCCAGGTCTGGGAAAGCCCTGATGGTGCGCTTCACGCACACGACAAACGCCAAGGCCCTTTGGTGCTGGAAGTGCTCAAGAGGGTGAAGATCAAATGAGGACCGTGTTGGCAACTATCAATTATCTCGATGATGTGGAGATAATTTGGCACCCAACTGCTGACTGTCCTAAGGACAAGACTCGTAGTTTTGTTCTTGACAATTTCGTCCCTCATCCTGGATGGGAATTCTTCATCGAGGACGATGGTGTAGTCAAGCACCAGAAGGTGCTTTCATGAACCGGCGATCATTCTTCAAAGGGCTGACAGCCGTATTTTTGGCTGTCATTGCTCCTTTCAAGGCCAAGGCTGATAATGGGCAGCCTTATTGGGGTGACTACGAGAAGTTTCTCAACACCCCACATGCCGATCGCATTGATTGGGAGCACCTGGACCCAATTTCTCCTGAGTTTGAGACAGGGGTGCTGCCCAGGATCAAAGCAGCGGCTGATGCATCAGCTCGTTTGAGACTTGAGGTTGACGGCAAGATCAAACCAACGTACTTGTTGCCGGCCAAGGTTGATTTAGAGCCTTTTTGGCAGAGCCAATGCAAAGACAGTATCACACGATACTGGGGGCACCAGACAGAATTTGCTGATGGTCGTCCTTGGGTACCACTCAAGGACGACCTCAGAGCGGCATTGAGAGCCGCAATGAACAACCCCGTAGCGGACACGGGGGCCGTACAAGGCACAAGCGACCGCGTTTAGCGTAGCGTTGAGCACTGCACAGGCGTCAATAGCTCTGGCACACAAGCCGTTGAGCGAACCACGCTGTAGGTGACGCTGCAATCACATCAACCGGTTAGGGAAACTTAAAGGAGAACACCTATGACGTTCCCCAACCTATCAGAAATTGTCACCACAACTCTTCGTAATCGTACGGGGGAACTGGCTGACAACATGTCGCGCAACAATGCCGCGCTGTTGCGGCTGACGCGACGTGGCAATCTCAAGACCTTCAGCGGTGGTCGTACCATCGTGCAGGAACTGAACTACGCCAACAACGAGACCTTCCAGTGGTATTCGGGCTACCAAACCCTGAATATTGCTCCGTCGCAGGTCTTCAGCGCGGCTGAGTACCCGATCCGTCAGGCGGCGGTTGCCGTCAGCATCAGCGGGTTGGAGGAGTTGCAGAACTCGGGTGAAGAGGCGATCATCGACCTGCTTGAGAGCAGGATCATGAACGCTGAAGACACCTTCATGAACGGCCTGAGCCAAGGCATCTACGGCGATGGTACGGTCAGCAACTCCGTGGGTGGACTTCAGCTGCTCGTTGCTGCTTCGCCGGCTACTGGCACGGTGGGTGGCATTGATCGTGCCTCCTGGCAGTTCTGGCGCAACCAGTCCTGGTCGGCAGCGACCAATGGCGGTGTTGTGCTCAGCGCCTCCAGCATTCTGAGCCAGATGGACGCTCTTTGGGTCCAGCTGGTGCGCGGACGCGATTACCCCGACCTGATCATCATGGATAACGTGATGTACAGGTACTACCTGAGCGCGTTGCAGGCTATTCAGCGTATCGGCACCGACAACGGCGCGCCTGATATGGCTGAGTACGGGTTCCAGTCGTTGAAATACCTGAACTCCGACGTCGTGCTTGACGGTGGCTTCCAGGGCTTCAGCACCGACCCGCTGCCGCCACAGCTGAGCAGCTCGTCCAGCGCGGTTGGCGGCACTCCGTCGACCACTGGGTACTTCCTCAACACCAAGTACCTGCACTGGCGCCCGCACAGCCGTCGCAACATGGTGCCCCTCGATCCCGACCGCTTCAGCGTCAATCAGGACGCCATGGTGCGCCTCGTGGGTTGGGCCGGCAACATGACGCTCAGCAATGCATTTCTCCAAGGGACCCTCACGGCCTAATCAGGCAGTTAGGGCACAGAAAGGAGATAGGCAATGCCTACAAAAGAAGACCTCATGGGCTTTGGCATGTCGCCGTTTGCGGCTGATGACTTGGGGAATACCCCCCAGTCACTGGCCGGTGCCGGTACTACCCAGGCCACTGCTGCCGCTATCAGGTCCTCGCTGGTCTTGGTAACGTCTTCAGGTGGTGCTGACCGCGCCATCCTGCCATCGGACGCCAAGATTGGGTCCCCCTATTTTGTCGCGTCACTTGGGGCTACAGCGTCGATAATCTATTGCCCTGTCGGGCATACCTTGAACGGGGTCACCAATGGGGCGGCTACGTTTCAAGCCACCCCAGGAATGGCAATCTTCATGCGGACGTCAGCGACTGCATGGGTGGTTACCCCAACCACAAGCGCTACTGTGACCGTGGCATAAGGGATCAATAAACATGACAACTGTTGTTGATCCAGTTGGTACTCCTACGATCATCTACAATCGTGGAGGCACCACTATGCAATCCGTAACTGCAACTGGTACGATTAAAGCCAACTATTTGCAGTTACAATCCTATTCTGAAATGTCGGTGTTCTTGGTGACCACTGCGCAATCGGAATATGGCGTTCTGCTCCCAGCCAATTCTGATGTTGGCGATGTTGTTGAGATCTATCGAGTCGCAGGTAGTGATTCGTTCCATGCATTTGCCAATGGTTCGGATACTATTAACGGGTCGTCGAGTGAGATCAATGGCACGGCCTCCCATTTTCTGAAGGTAAGCTCTACCGATTGGAGAATGATCAGAACCGGTGTGTAATACGCGTCCGGGGTAGGGGGAAACCAATTCCCTTGCCCCGGCAGCCAGTACACGGCTCGCCTGAGAAACCAATCGCGGGCAACTGGGCCGTGGTGTTCTCCGTAAATTCCCGAAACCAATAGGAGGCGCAGTATGGCTGCTCCTACGATCACCAACAAGGCATCCTCTCCGCTTGAGGGGATCTCGTTTACTACGACTTACACGGTCTCAGCAACTACGCCTGAGTACCCGGCTGAGCCGTTTGACCCGGGCACTCATGCGCTAGGCGACAATGGCAGCGAGTATGTCTTTATCAAAGCCAGCGTCGCTCTGAAGCAGTACCAGTGCGTGGCGCTCAACCCGACCTATCTCGCTTGCGTTCCGGCCACCATCACTTTGGTCAACCAGCAGCAACAGCTCGGTTGGCCACAGGTGGCTATTGCCGCAAGTGACTTCGGTTGGGTTTGCATCCGTGGTGAGAACTTTGGTGTTCTTGCCGCGAAGGGCTCGTTGCCCTTTAGCGTACTTGGCCCTGCTGCCAATCCCAACAACAAGCTTTACATCAGCGGTACCTCGCCGGGCGTGCTCACCACGACCAGCGTGCGTACCTCTGCACTTGTGACAGGGATCACCCTCAACACGTCGTCTACCAGCATCACACCGAACTCCAGTGTGGTGGTGGCCAATGCGACGTGGCCGCGCGGCATACTGTAAGTCGTATGAATTGGGTGCCCCCGGTCATGTTGGCCGGGGGCATTCGCACGAGGGTAAACATGGCTTTTCAAATTGAAGCTCTGCGCGTCCCAGGGGTTGAAGAGAAAGCTCTGGAAAATATCAAGATCAATGTGGCACGTGGCTTGCCACAAGTGCCGCTCAATGATTACAGTAAGCGTGGCATCAGGGTCTGCGGAAATGGCCCCAGTTTACGTGACAAATTCCCAATGGGGCCAAATATTGCCGCCCTGAATGGGGCTTGGCGACAGTTGGCTACACGGGGCACTGCCCCTGAGTACATCATTGCATATGATCCAGCTCCTGAGAACATCGCGTGGTTCAAGGATGCCCCCAAGGGCGCGAAGTATATTTTGGGGTCACGTATGGACCCTGCTGTTTTTGACCTATTGCAGGATCACCAAGTTTACATTTGGCATCTGCTTAGTGACAATGAACGCTCTCTTGAGCTTAGCCCGCTTTTTGGTGGCGGCCACACTGTCGGCAGCGCTGCTCTCAATCTGCTTGCTGGCATGGGCTACAATCACTTTG